TGATCCCGGTGACTTGTTTTCTGCCGCATCATCGCCACGGCCTCCGGGCCCGATCGGCGTAGTGGGAGACGCGCGGACGGAACTGCGGCCTCACCGCCCCCACTTCGTAATCTGCACCCACGCGCATCATGAGATCGGTGTACTCGGACTTCGCTTCCTGGCCCCGGGTGTCGTCCTTCTTGTCCCGATACCAGGCAGCGAGCGCGTGGTACAGGATCGCGTGCCGGTAGCGAAGCGGTACGATCGGCTCATCCGTGGTGGCCGAAAGGTTCGTCTGTGCAGCCCCGGCAGCACTCACCGCCAGGTTCGAGGTGATGTACGAGTACGGAATCGTCATCGCTGTGGACGAAGGCTGGTATAGCTTCACCCGGCGCACGGGGGTCGTGTTCCCGCTCGGTGCGGAATCAACGATGCAAGCAGCCCGCGGGCGCCCGGTTGTGACGTTGTTCGGGTAGCGCCTGCGAAACTCGGTGCGGCCTATCAGCTCGATGCTGCACTCGTCCGAAAAGGTCTGGGCGTCCACTGGCCGCAGGAAGTCGGATGCCAGCGCGTACTCGTCCTCGAAGTAGGTGTAGGACGATCCTGCAGCAACATCGTCCTCGGTGAATTGAGAGGAAAGCGTGATCGAGGTTGCTCCCCCTACGGTCGTGACGACGTACGGAACCCGGCCGCCGTTAATCAGCACCTTCCCGTTCGCCCTCGCGTTGGCGATGGTGAAGTCATCCGTCGTCGTCCATGCCGTGCTGGAGCCCGTCAACGTGGTGCTTCCCTTGTCGATCGTGACCGTTCCCGTGCTGTAAGACGGCCTCACGATCAATCTGGCAGTCCGCTCTGCCCACGGGAACTTGTAGTCGAACCCGACGTGCATATCGTGCAGAGCGATGTTGATGTATCGCTTCGCCTGATTTTCGCTGGCAGTGATTCCAGTTGTGATACGCACACGGTTTTGAAGATCCGTGTACAGATCGCTGAAGTCCGTGAGTTGGCTGGTGGTACTCATGCAACCCTCAAGTACCCGCGGGAACGACTAGATGGACAATTCTTCCCAAATCAAACTGATCGACGCGACGGTGGTGCTGGCGGTCGCTGATGCGGCCACGGATGCTTGGCAGTTGGGCGGCACGGTAATCAGCCCGTCCAGTTCAAACCACTGGATCCCGGTGTTACTAACCGTCAACGCCCCGGTGTGCAGGTGGGCGAACGGCATGAAGAACGTGTTGCCCACGGTGGTCCCAACCCGGTATGCCGTGCACAGAGAAGCGGCCCCCCCGATTAGCAGGTTGGTGGTGCTGTCAATCGCGGTGGTCGTTGTGGGGGCCGCTGTCTGGTCAACGCCACCAGTTATGCCCAGAGCCGCGGCAACAGTCGTTACCACCGTTACCCCCAGCCCGACGGCTAGGAGGTTGGCCTTTACCCGGGTTGAGCCATTCCACAGCAGCGGCCCGCCAGTGCCGGCCTCCGTTGACCATATGACGGGCGCAGTGACAATGGCGTGCGCCATGAACAGGTTCCCGCGCGCCGACGCTTCGGCATACTTGGCGTGGACCTGGGCAATGGGCCGGTAGGGTACGTCGATTGAAGCCACGGCTTACTGCTTCGATTGTGCTTGCTTCGCGGCCTTCGCCTCCCGGGCGTCAGCCAGGCGCTTCACCAGCGCGTCCTTCTGCTCCTGCGTCCAGGGCTTGCGGCCCTTCTTGCCGGCAAGTCTTTTCTCCGCCCCAATCTTGCCGAGGGCGCTCGCAACCGGGTCCACCGTCAGCCCGATGCCGGTCACGACTTCCTTGACCTGGGCCCGCTGCCGGTTGGTGAGGCTCCCGAGCCGGTCGGCCAGCTCCGGATCCAGTTCCCGGATACCGGCGATCTGCGCGTCCGAGAGCGTCACGCCGAGCCCGTCAGGAGAATCCGGCAGGAATATCTGCTTCCCGGGTATCTGGGCGTAGTCCATGTTGAGGGTGGAGGCAGTCGGCCGGTGCCGCTCGAGGTTCGCTGCCTCACGGTCCCCGGAGCCCGCTGTCAGCCGCAGCATGAGGTGCTTCCACTCCATGATCCTGGTCTTGTTGAGACTCTCCCACTTCCGGTGCTTGTCGATGGCGCCAGGAGGAGCTTTCCGCATCTCCTCCTGCGAGCACATCCCGGGGATGATCGCGGAGAGGAGCGACTTGGCCCGCTTCACCATGCGGCCCTCCTCATCCGGGTTTTCGGGCGCCTTCGGCACCTGGTTCTCGAAGTCGCGCCGCGCGCGCCGCAACTGGCGCTGGACCTCAGCCTTGTCCTCGATGTGCTTGTTGACCAACTTCGATTCGAGGTTCTTGATCTCGTCCTTCGCGGACTCGACCTGATCCGGCCGCAACAGCGGCTTGGTGTGGACTTGGGTCTGCGCTTCCATTGGTCCTCCGATTAGGCGTTGTTGAAGATCGCCGGCAATACCGTGCCGGAGGTATCCACTTCGCCGATGACGAGGTTGTTGAACATGCCGTAGTCACTTCCGGCAGTGCAGAGAATCACGCCAGCCGCATCGAGACAGGCAACGTAGTTGTCAAACACCATGCCGGTGTTCGCGGTGGAGGTGGTCGTGATGATGATGCCCCCGGTCGCGGTGTCGGTGTTCGGTCTGAAGATCCTGTTTCTCGCACATTCCAGGTTGGTCACGGCGAGCCCGGCGTGCTGGATCAACGCGGGGGTGTTGTTGAGAACCGCGCCGACGTAGTAGTTGTCGTTGACGGTAAGCCGGCTCATGGTGCCGACGATGTTGACCATGCCCGTAGCGGCGGTGGTCGCAAGCGACTGGACCCTGTTGTTCGTAATCGTAAGCCCGTCGGCATTCACGGTGACGGTCGTGGTCACGCAGCGGATCGCGTTCAGGATCGAGGATGTATCCCTGAACTCGCAGTTGTTCACCAAGAATTCGGGAGCAGCAGCAGTCGTGATGAACGAGGTGATGTCCGCGAGGTTCGCCACGAACAGGAAGTTCTGCATCGTGTTGTTGGCCGCTGAAACCGGGATATTCGCAGTGGTCGCGGTATCGAACGTCAGCGTCGGGCGCCGGGAGCCCGTTCCAAGACCGACGTAGGCAATGTCGGCCACGGTGAGCGTCAGGGTTGTCGCGTTCGAGATCGTCTCCGCGTGCCCCGGCATGGCGAACACGGTGTCTCCGTTGTTGGCGGTGCAGCGCGTTTTCGCGTACTGGAGGCTTGCGAAGGGCTTGGTGATCGTGCCATCCGCTCCGCCCGAGTCGTTCCCGGTATTGCTGTTCACGTAGAACACGTTCCCGGTGCGCGTGCTGACGATCGGAACACCGCGGATGGTTACGCCGTGTGCGAACCCGCCTGGATAGTGTGAAAATGCGTTGGTTGGCATGATGCAATCTCCTTAAAGTGGACCGTGGAGCACGTCGCCTTTCGGCATCGCCACGACTTACAAACCGACAGCCTTTACGTGAAACGGCCCCTTGTGCCCGGTTTTCGGAGCCCCGGCGTTCCTCGCCTTCGGCTGAGTGGGGCCAGGAAGTCCGGGCCAGTTCGCGGTCTTGTCAGCGCCCGGAGCAGAAGGCGTCGATCCGCTCGGCAGCGAAGGCGCACCGCCACCGCTCTTATCGTTCGCGCCGTGCATGTTGTTCCAGCGTTTATTCGGCACGTTATTTCCTTTTTTTCGCCTTCGTCTTGGACTTCTTCACTACCTTCTTGGCGGGCTTCTTCTTGGCCTTCGCTGGTGGCACAGAAGCCGGCCCTGTTGGGGCAGGTTTCGGCGGCTCCACTACAACAGGCAGTGGAGCCGGTACGACAACCGGGGCTGCGCGCGTCGGCTTTGCCTGCTTTGAGGTGATATTGAGCAGCGTGGCGCCTGCGCGTACATCTCGAAGCGCCGCTTCCAGGCCCGGCCGCGTCTTTTCCAAGACGCTATACGTGGCAGTGACCTGGACTGTATCCAGCCGGTCAGGCATCAGGCTACCTTCACAAGTTGAAGCCTGCGTGCAACAGCGGGCTTTACATTGAGGGCACGTATTTCCGCAGCCAGAGTGTCCCTACGCGAATGTTCGCCTTCGGTTAGCTCACGCCCGTTCCATGCTGGGCCGGTCATGAACTCCAAGACGATTTCCGCTTGCCTTCCCTTCAGCACCAGATGAGGCAAAAGCTGCGGGAGCAGCCATCGCATCGTTCCCGGATAGAAACGAAGGTTATAGAAGCCGCGCTGGCCGTGAACGGCAACCGACCCCTCTCCGACCACGCGAGCGATGTGATCCAGCAGCTCGCGTTTGGCTTGGCCGATTTGAACGACGGGGCGCAGGTAATGCGTTCTGTCCGGACTGCGCTTCCAACTGCGCTTCCGGCGAACGAGTCCAATATGGCCCTCGCCATCAATGATGCCGGCCAAATACCCGAGATCGGCGTCCGTCAATTGCCTCACGGTTTTGCCCTTGGAAATCATTACGTTACTTGACTTCCCAAAATCCAGCGCCAGTTGGTGTAGGTGTTGGCCCACCGGCCGTAGATGCGCCACTTCGCCACGAGGGTATCGAAGTCCTCGATCATGGCGAATTCCGGAGAGATGCGATCCGACCAGAACACGTACATCTTCCGCATCCGGGAATCGCACATGAACCAGTTGTTCGTGTCGTTGAAGTAGCGGCACTCGTACCCGGTGTACTTGCCCTTGTGGACGTTCGGGTTGTTGTTGGAGGTGTCCACCTTGCCGGACGCCTGCATGATCTCGTACGCCTGCTCGTAGAGGTCCGGCGGATACCAGAGCTCGTCCGGCATCACGTCGATCTTCTCCGCCACGTCGCCGCGGAAGCCGACCATCTGGATCCGGGCTGCGGCAACGGCAACGGCCGTCAACGAGGCAGTGGCCAGATTGTCAAACCCGGTCGCGGTCGATGCCCCGGATGTCGTGGTGTGCGAGTTCGAGCACAGAGCCACGCCTTCCGAGTGGGAGTAGAAGTAGGAGTCCACCGAGAAAGCATTGTTGAACATCCGGTGCGCGTGCTTCTCCCGGGTGCGATCCACCGCAGACCGGAGCGACTTCGGCTTCTCGTCCATGATGTTGTACTGCTCGTCGTCAAAGAGCTTGCGCTGGACCTGGAAGCCCCCGGCAAACTCCACCGGGGTCATGGTCACGTCGTAGCCCTGCGAGGCCGAGGAGTAGTTCACAGAGCCGGTGAATTCCTCGATGTCGGGGAGCGTGCCCACTTCGCTCCACGTCATGTTGTTGCGCCCGTTCGAGGGCACGTTCGTAAAGATCGTGCCGATCATGCTCGGGATGGAGGGCTTCTCCTCGTGGAAAATCTTCTGGAACCGGGGATCCAGAAGGTCGCCGAAATTCGCTGATACATGCGGGGTTGCCATGAGTTTTCTCCTTGTCCCGGGTTACGTCAGGCCGGCGAACAGGCTGTCCGCGAACTGGATGAAGGCGTAGCTCTGAGTCGTGCCCTCTCCCGCCAGATCGTTCAGCAGCATCTTGACCGTGATGACTGTCGCATCGCTCGAGAGCGTCGCGGTTGCGTCAATAGTCGTCATGTCGGTTCCGAACTGCGCGAGAATCGAGCGCGTCGGGTGGACGTTGGCGTAGAGGAATTGATCGCCCACGGCCGTATCGAACGGGAAGGCGACGATGACAGTGGCGACGCCCGTTGCGGTGCTGGTGATCTTTTTCGCCTTGCCGGCGTTCGCTCCGCTGTAGCCCCAGATGGTTCCTTCGTCCAGGTCCGGGCTGTTCGGATTGAAGGCGGAAGTCGTCACCGACAGGCCATCCGTGGATGCCGTGGTGACGGAGGCCGCTGACAGGGCTTCATTCGCTGCGCCCCCGCACAGGCGGGCTCGGTACACGGCAAGCGGGTTGATGATGATGCTCGTGAGGCGCGCGGTGTCGGAGTTGTCCGACTGCTGCGCGGTGACGTAAGTACCGGCCGCGTCCACGTTGACCCCGATGAAGTCCACGGCGCCGGAGACAGTGGCGAGCACGATGCCAGTGCCGCCATCGGCGGTTTTCAGGTAGGGCCGACCGATTGTGGTGTTGGTGGCTGCCACCTGGTAGCGTTCCATCACCGCCGCGCTATTGCCGACCAGATCGTAGGCGAATTCCATTGCGTTCTCCTTTAACCTTTGTACAGAAACCCGTATTCGCGAGCCCTGTTGAACTTCTCTACTTTCTTCCGTTCCTCCAGCGCGTCCTTCTCGCAGATGAACAAAAAAGAAAGCCCGCGTTCCTTGCAAACATCGCAGTCACCTACAACCCGCCGCAAATTCGCTGCAGGATGCACGCAGTAACGTGCTCGCTTGGGGGAGAACTTTCGGGTATGGGCAGGACAGAGAATGACGGCCTTATCCAAGGCAATCATGTTGTCGAGATTCGCCACCCCCGATGTATAGGGGTTGCGGCGGAACTCCACCCGCTTCGTGTTCGCCCGGTCGATCTCTTTGGGCGTCCAGTTTTGCGGGATCAGGATGTCCACTACGCAGCTATCCCGAGCCTCTGCCGAACCGCTGGCGATGCGTACTTCAACTCGTGCTCGACTGCCGCCCAGTCCTTGTAGCGGCCCCGCTTGATACCGTCCTCGTAGTGAGCTTTTGAACCAGCGTTCAACTG